CTTTTTCTCTTTCATATCCGCGAATGTCTGCGTAATCCAATACAACTTATAGAATTCCTCATCGAATGAGAAGCGCTTCATATGTTTAACTGTCGCACCAGTATGTGCATGTAATGGGACGCCAGCTTCCTTCATCTTCATGAAGAAGTGGATGTCCTCACCAATAAACTTATCGTCGTTACCATCTGATGTCTCCATAAAGAAAGACTTATCACCATGGAACTGACGCATCTTGTCAGCTGCACTGCGGTGCAGCAGGAAGAAACCAAACCCAGCGTAGTCAACCTTAAGTACCTCATCCTTTGGTAAAGGATGGATGTATGACATGACGTACCGATCATCAGGGTGTGCCATGAACAGGGAAGGGAACGGCTGCATCAAAGCCTTCTCATTCTCCTTGGATATAAAGTAGGTCCCGCTAACAGCAGGTCGCTCGACAGCATCAGCTGTCTCCCATACTTTAGCTAGTGCTTCGTTCGTAAGAACGATGTCGCTATCTACCCAGAGAATCCATTCAGTATCTAGTCCGTCGTACCACATATCGAATGCAGCTTGTCGCTGCCTTGCTATCTGATTACCTTGAGTGCGACCAGCGTTGACGATAGGTAGACCAGAGGTGAGCAGCGAGTAGACCAAACCTTCAGCGAACTTGCCGTCAACCAATCCGTTATCACACCAGACCAGCATGATCTTTCCCTTGCTTACGGGTTTCTTGTTACCCTTGGACATGATTGCCTCCCCATCCTCCGCCTTTGAATTGAATCCCAGGTGCATTGAAGATGCGACGCAAGGTAGTACCGCATACAGGACAGTCGTACTCTTGCTCTTCGTCTGTCATGCCACGCTCAATGTTAATTACTTGCCCATCACCTGGGCATTCGTACTCGTAGATCATTGGTAAGGACTCTTCCCGCCAAGGATGTCAGCTATATCCTTCACACCCTTAGCTGCTAGTTGTTCGACTCGTTGCGGGGATATGTCCCACGCCTTAGCAATATCTGCAAGTGGCATGTCGTTCGCATACCGAGAGTTGAGGATGCCTTGCATCCTTGAGTCAAGCTTAGACATAGCTTTAGATACATCAGCTACTAGTGCAACCAAGTTGTTACCTTCGTTAGCTAACCGCTTGACCTTAACACCATGCACGTCAGGGTCGAACACTTGGTTAGCCAAGTATGACTCACCAGATCCAACCACTTTAATAAGAGACTCGATAAGATCGAGGCGATAGAAGTACTCATCGCCTAGCTCGTAGCCCAAAGCTTTTGCTTTCTCCTTGCGAGCATAGCGTTCACCAGCTCGACGTATGAATGTAGAGAATGCTTTGTATCCCTGCTTCTTTTCGATAGGGTCTTCGCGTTCAAGGTACTCACTTACTTTATCCTTGCGCTTCCATGCGTACTCGTTCATCGCTTGCCTCACATCTTCAAGCTCGACGAATCGATAGAATCTTTTCGAAACGTTGTATGCAATGACGGAGGTGATGTCGTTAACCTCTACCCATATAGGGTGATCTTTATCTAGATCAGCCATGCTCTTTAACCAAGTATGCGTGAGCTGCTAGTAACATGTCGGGGTCATCTCCAAGTAAACCAATCGCTCTGTTGTGGTTGCTGCATAGCAAACCCCTAACCTTGCCAGTCTCATGGTCGTGGTCTATGTCCAATGCTCTACGCTCTGGCTTACCACCACATATGTAGCAGCCACCATCTTGTTCTTCAAGCATGCGATCGTAGTCATGCTCGGTAATTCCGTATGCTCTGATGCGCGAGATGCGCTGCTCGGCATAAGTTTTATTTCGCTTGCGTGGCATACTGTTCCCAGATCCCACGCTCAACCATCAGTGCAATCACTGCGTAGTTGGCGATGTCAATGAAGCTATCTTCGAGAGCTTCATGATTGGGTTCAACTGAGTTGTATATAAGATTCTTTAGTCGCTCGATCTTGTCTGACATGCGTACCATCAGACCATTGGTTGCACCACCAGGTGCATTCGAAATATTTAATGGACCGTAATCAACTTGCTTGCTTATCAGGATCTCTAGAAGCTCGTGGTATATAGAGCTAGCATCATGACCGAAGTCTTCGATCGTTAACTTTTTCGTAGCCAAGCAGCACCCCTTTAGTTAATAGCATTGACGAGGTCTGTCAATGCTTGTGCTCCTTGGTCTACAATTATACTATTGATGTCGCTGTTTGGTGGTAGCGACACGCGGATGGCTTGAGGAATTGCATCCTGTAATCGACGAGCTAAGTCCTGCCCTGGGTTGGAGCCGTCTTCCTTAACATCATTGTCGGTTGCGATTACAACCGTACCAATCCCATCAAAGCACCTACTAAAGTAAGGCTTCCAAGCGTTAACACCAGCAACGGCAACAGCGGGGTGTCCAGCAAGAGTCGCGCTAATCGCATCTATCTCTCCTTCAACTATGAGCACCTGGCTAACCGCGTTGAGGATTGCATCAACGTTATATAAGTGGTGCTTCTGACCAGTTGGAATCATATACTTTGGGTCACCGCCATCGATGCGACGAAACTTAAACCCAACTACACCAGCCCCTGTTATATAGGGGATGGATAGGTGATGCTTAAGTCTGTCTTCGTGACCAGGTGCAACCTCGGCTACATATCCTAGTAAAAATTTTTCAGCACCATCAAGGATGCCTCGGGTCGCTAGATATTCTTCTGCTGGTGAGCCAGCAAGGGATGCATGGTATTGATGTGCTGCTTTAGTCCAGAGTTCTATTAGCTTTGGGTTGGTTCTCATTGTAACTCCTTTTCAATAGCCTGAATAGTAGGACAGGGATAGTATTCAAACCCTTGACCGCACTCCGAACACCTTAAGTCTGACCCATCTATGTCGTTTGAATTGTCATATGGCTTATGCAATTCCACTACTGCACGAATTGCAGATGTGTATTCGTCATAGGGATTGCCTTCTATTGCATAATCAATTTTTGCCAGCAATTCATCGTGTGTCATAGCCTCTTCTGTTTCCTCATAATGAATGGAGGTGCAGTATACACGTCATTCTTTGCAGCGATAGTCAAAGCTTCTTTCCACCCAGCACCTTGGGCTAAAGCTCCGAGTGCAAATGACGAGCCAGAACCTACGCCGTACAAACCGTCATCACGTAGGTAGATAGAATAGGAATCATCTATCTCGTAGATGGTTCCATGTATGGCAACGATCAGTTGAAAGCCACTGTCGCTTGAGTCTTTGTCTGGCTGATAGCCAGACTCTTTAATACATTCACGTAAGCTTGGAGCTACAATAGTAATCATCCATGTGTATAAGTTCTTACCAACAGGTGCAACAGGTGGACGCCATACATGTTGGATGATGTCACATGGTTGCACGTCACCAGCACCAGCGATGAGCCACTGCCCACGCTTGGTTATCTTGGTGATGGTTGGATGTGAGTACGGACGTGAGTCCGCTGTCGTTCGTGAGTCAGCTGCTATGAAGCAGTGATCATCTTTTTGTACCGCAATAATAGTTGTCATCTTGCACGTAACCTTGGGGGTGTCCACCGTCCTGACGAGCGTGACTTGCCACGTCCTGACACAGCAGAGGGGTTGGATTTTTCTTTGCCGATATTCTTTTCTGCCCATGAACGAGCCTCTGGGTATGTTAAGTTCTCACGAGCCATAACGATCTGTATTCCAGAACCGCTAGCAGCACATGCATAACATACCCAGACGCCCTTGTCTGAGTTTACCGAAGCAGACTTCTTTGAATCATCGTGTACTGGACACAGGATTGACTTCTCACCTTGCGGTAAGTCCAATCCGTAATGATTAAATACTGCTTCAAGAAACTCAGGCTGATTCATTTGTTAAAACCAATTCCTTTCCTGATGGAACTTGTATGCCTCGCACCAAGATCCGTATCGATGTAGAACATATTCGTGTGCTTCCGTTGCTTGTTTGAATACTGACCAACGTGGATGTCCCCACATTAGTTGCCAAGCTCCAGTTGCTGACGAACGCTTGTTCTTCGCTTCCAATCGGTAACGAGATTCTTTGAACGCTATCTTCAGCGAGCAATCTATTTCCGACTTGTCCTTCGTCAATGTGCCTATCGCAAAACGAAGCTTCTGCCTCGGCTCCATCACTGAAACCATTTGTTCCATTGATGCAGCTGGTGCTATTGCTTCCGCTGGTGTTGCGACTATCATCATTGATGTTACTACGGTCATTACCATCAACCGCATAGTTACCTCTTTTCAGTTGGTAAGTAACTGTCACCTTCTTACCTATGTCCATTGTAACCTGCCTGTTTTAGCAGATCCGCCCAAAGCCATGCGGGCATAACCGCATATGACTCTGAGACATTTGATGTGCCACGCTTCTTCATTAATACAACCCCAGTCTCTGCATCAGCATGAGTCATTTCATCCTCAAGCTCACGCAGGTACTGTGGAATCCTAAATGATTTCTCATTCTTGCATTCTATAACTACGCCATCTATACCGTCAATGTCTCCGACATCATCGTGTCGACCAGCACCGTATGCACGTTCGGCACACTCGAAGCCATAGCTTCGAAGCCACTTAACTACATCACGTTCGTACTGTGAGCCCTTACGTTTAGCTGCACTGCTCATCAATAGTCTCCTGGTATAACCGACTCGAGTGTTATGTTAAGTTTCGATCTTAGCTTTAATCTTTCTCGTGGTGACAAGCCACCCCATAAACCATAGTTCTCGTGCCTCATGCCCCAGTCAAGACACTCACGTCTAACTCTACAACCAGAACAGATAGTCTTTCCTAAAGCATATATAGATACATCTCTTTCGTTATCCTCTGGAGGATAAAAAAATTCAGTACCTACTTCTTTGCAAAGAGCATCACTCAAATCTGGAAAGTTCATACAGCAACCCCTCTATTGGTTTAAGTTGATCTGCATTCATCACCAACCTAATGCCGTAACCATAGTCATGATTGAAATGGTTTGCAAGAAATGTTTCTCTTTCAATGTAGCCCATGATTTCAAACTTACTGTCTACGTGTGGCAACTGCTTGTCACCAATGAATCTGACAAGCACTGCGAAGTCAGAGATAAATAGGTGGGATGCATTAAATATTAGTTGCGATAATGTTGACGTCTTAACTTGTATAGATCTACCCAGTACTGTCTTGAGGTCGTGTCCATCGTCACCGCTCGGGCTAATGCTGTTGTCCACTTGTAGCCCAAGCTTCTTAGCAACCGCCACCTCACCCAAGCGACCCATAAGATTAACGGAATATGAGGAATTATTTTTATCAAACTTCTTATCCGTAACTTCATAGATCCTCTTGTTCTCTCTGACTCTATGTACAAACCGAAGCGCTTCCATGATCTCGTCTTCGGTTAAAGTTATTACTGCCACTGTCTCATTGTCCTTGCTCGAGCCAGGTCTGCTGGCGTATCGTACAAGGTCATGTTGCTTGGCTCTGCTATTAATGTTACAAAATTTTCTGCGGTAGGGTCAGCCTTACCATGTCGGTTCTTGACAACAGCAACTCGGTAAGCTTGCCCTGCGCTGTCAAGTGCAACACTGAGTACCAACTCAGGTAACGCTGCGACCTTACCCATCAGCGCCTTACGTGGCGCTGGGAAGTTAGGCTTAGACATCTTCTCGTTCTCAGATACATGGTGCAGAACAATGAATGCTGATTCGTATTCACGTGCCATGTAGTGGAAAGCGGACATTGCATCACGCAGTGCTGTCCACTCACTGTCGCTTGTTGAAGCGACGTTCATTAAGTTGTCTACAAAGATTGCTTGTGGTGCTGAACCATGTAGTTCAATCCAAGCTTCTATCTCTTCTTCAATATCTTCAAGAGAAGGTGAGGGATCAAAGTTAAACCGAACATGCTTAGCGCCTTCGGCTAGTGCATCTTCCAATAGAACGGAACCTTCGGAGTCCATCATCGTTTCTATCTGTGACACCTGCTTATCCATAATGATTGCACCTGCACGAGATGCAATAGTTCTGGAGTCAGAGTCAGCCGAGAAGTAAAGTGATGGAACCTTTGATGTGATTGCGTACCACAGTGCAAGTAGGGTCTTTCCTCCACCTGGTTGTGCAGCTATAAGGTGCAACTGCGCTTGGCGAAAGACAACTTGAGCACCTGTCAGTTGAGGAAGAATCGGTGGAAGCTGATGCCCCACTGGTGATTCGACCCCCACTACTTGCAACAGTGAACGCATATTACTTAGCCCAGATTGTTTCTGCTTCTACTGCACCTGGGGTGAAAGGCTTAGGTCCCTTGGCTGGGTCAAACCAACCAATGTAAGCCTTGCCTGCTTTGCTCGTACCCTTTTTCTTGGCGTACTTGCCACGTCCGTCTGGCAATGCTGGTGCATCTGGATGTCCATATGTCCATTCATTTCCATAGCGGTCGGTGATTACTTCAATAGCAGCAGGTGATGCTGCTACTGGTGATGGGTTAAGACCTGCGTCAGCTAATGCTTGAACAGCTGTATCCATTGTGTTGTTGGCGAAAGCTCCGCCAGTTGCAGCACCAGTACGGTTGTTAAGTGAGCGTTGCAGTTCTGTTGCTGAAGCGATAGCTTCAACAGCAGCAGTTAGGTTAGCCCTGAACTCTGAGACGCTGTTACCTCGGACAGTAAACAGATCGCTAGAGTTTAGCTTTCCTGTGTATGAGAACATAGATTCAGTCATCTACTTTCTCTCCTTTTCTTTCCCCTTGTTTGGTATTTGTAATGGGAAATCTTTGCCACCAAATGCTGGGCATTGGGCGGTGAAAGAACACATACGACAAGAATCTCCGACAGCTGGTGGGAACCAACCGTTCATTGTCGAGTGGTTCATTGCTCCAAAAACATAATCAAAATATTCCATACTTAGTGGGGACAAGTCAAGTAACTCATCGAGTTCGCCTTTGCGTGTCATGAAGAACGCGCCCCACTTAGGTCGTATCCCATACGACCGTTCGATACCAGAAGCATAGAGTCCTGCTTGCACAGCACCGAAGGGTGTCCTAGAACCTGTCTTGTAATCAACGATAACGAGGTCTTCCCCTACCTTGTATATCGCATCAACAATCATGCGGACTGGTGTACCCCCGAAGGTTACATCAGCACTCCACTCGATTCCAGGACGCCCGTCGGGCATGGTTGCTATCTGCCAACCAGATGACTCGTACCATTTCTGGTACGACTCGACCTGCTTGAGTCCATCGTTCTGCCAGAATGACAGATCTTCCCCGTCAGGACGTGCTGCAGTTTTGCGACCAGCTGTCTTCCACTCCGAAGAGGGAATGTTAGATCGTGATTCTACTTCTGCTACTGCGTCATTAAATACTTCTAACCATTTAGAAGTCAAATTTGTAGTCATCTGGGTCCCATTCTGGATGGTCGATTGGAGTAGGCGCTGTCATTGGTGAACCACACTGGTTACAGAATGAATCAAGGAACCACATTACCAGTTCGTAGTCAGAAAAGATAGCTCTGATTACTTGGATGTTTGAACCGCAGTTGATGCACTCATTGCTGGGTACACCACGCTGGTCAATTCCCTGCGGTGGGGTTGGACTGTCGTCTGTAGAGCTCATGGTTTAACCACTCAATCATTGAATGTACTGCAGAACCTGCAGCGAGGTATACTGCGGGCTTCTCTGGAACCATGGCTATCTTACTCAAGTAGTATTTCTGAGGACAGGATTGCCAAGTAGACAACTGACTGTACGATCTATGAGGAGGAAGTTCATTCATACCAGTAGGTTACCAAAGGTTACCAGAGGTAACCCATCGACACGCCGTTTGTTTCTTACCAGAAATGTGATAAGTTGGAAGGGTGGTGGGAGGGAAAGGCTTGCCTGATGGCAAGCCGTGGTAGAAAAAGGGAACAAAAAAAGAGGGGGACGATTAAGTCCCCCTCTCCTTCTGTCTCCTACCATTCTGGTGGAGCAACTGCGAGCGCATCCAGCGTGGCTATATTGATGCACCCGACTGCTGGGATGTCATGGCGATGCTGCAACCCTTTTAACATTTCCTGTAGGGGAGCATCAAGCAGATCATCTCCAGCAACATTAAGAGCTACACGCACTTGCGTTACTAGCTCAGATCTTTCTCCTGGATTTACTAACGATATTAATTTCTGAATCATTCGACTGGTTGTTCGGTGTCGATTGTCTGGAGCTGGACGGTAACAATCCCGCCGAACCCAGAAGCAAAAGAGGGTGGGGCAGCCTGTTCGAACTGGATAGCTCTGATAACGCAGATCCGTTCTTCTCCGCTAGAGAAGTCTTGGAAAAGTACCGCTCCACCATACTGCTCAATGCGTTCAAGATAGTGAACTCTGTCCCATGGTTCTGACCGATTAACGACACCGTTTGAATCTCTTTCTTCTTCATAGCAAAGCATTGGAACAGTGATTGTTCTTGAACGCAAAGGAGCTGGCAAAGCTCTGATCTGCCAGGATTCAAGCAGCGGTCCCTTGGTTGCATCAGATGCATCTCGAGTAAAGTTAAATGTAATTTCAAAGTGATCGGCAGGAAAGACCTGACCTGATAAGCCAAGCTCTTGAGACTGGTCAATCGGAATAGAACCAAAGCTGACGAACTGTGTCTCTTGATCCTCTAAAGTGAAGCCAAGAGTTCCTGTGCCACCTGCTGATACAGCAAGTGAGACTGGTTGCTTCTTCTCACCAGTACCCCAGCGAATCCATCCAGATTTAATATATCCAGAAGCTGCTAGTTCTGTTGGATGCTGGATCCAAGTACCAGAAGACGATGTAATAAATTTGATTCCGCTAGTACCGACATAAGCCACACCTGTTGGTGTGCTGCTGTCAATAACTAAGTCTGGCGCATAAGCGTATGCGTTGCCGATCTCTGTACCAAGGTTAAGACGCCATA